AGTCGCTCCTCCCGGAGAAGTGACTGATATTGAACTGAGAGGCTTGCCTAGGGCAGACATTTCATCTCTCCATCATACGCACTTTACAGCTGAAGAAGTCTGGAGCGTATTGACGGACGAAGAAAAGAACAGAGCAAGGAAAGCTTGGTCACTCAAGAAGATATCTACGACTACCATGATGGGGGGTATCATGTTATGGTGTGCCAGTGTGTCGAACGACACCGTCGAGAAGGTAGAAAAAGCTGGCCTGTTTTCGGTTAGTTCCATCTCAGAATTTACGAAGTTGGGCAAATCTATATCGGTACGAGCCAAATCTTATCAGAATATAGTAATGTCTGATCTGAGGGACGTGTTTGAACTGGACGTCCTAGTAAACAGAGTAACAGGAGAAGTGGACTGGAAAACTGAAAAGAAGAACAGGACCCAACCATGCTTGACGAAAATACCATACAAGACGGTATACGAAACAGCTAGGAAACTGTTCTCTAAGTATGATCCTGACAGGGAGAAGTATAGACGTCTAGACTGGAAAAAATATTGGGGAGCAAGATGGCAATGGTCAGCTTCGGGATCAATACATAGCCAGTATGCTGAAGACACTGAAGGACTGCCTAAAGAGAGGGAGTTACGCAACAAGTTCATAGCACTGAATATAGCTGAGGATGTACCTATTGAACATTACCTTAACCGAAGACCCGAATTACACGCGTGGTCGTCAGTGAAATACGAATGGGGCAAACAAAGAGCAATATATGGTTCTGACATGACTAGTTACGTGTTGACACATTTTGTTTTTTTCAATTGCGAAGACACGCTACCATCGGATTTTCCCGTTGGATCAAAAGCGCGGCCTTCATATGTATCATCGAGGGTGAGAGCCGTGTTGAGGAGAGCCACACCGTGGTGCGTAGATTTTGAGGACTTTAACAGTCAGCACTCCAACTCTAGTATGGTAGCAGTGCTTAACGCCTACCTTGATGTTAATCACGACAGGATGTCCGAAGAACAGAAGAAAGCAGCTAAGTGGGTGGTCGAATCGGTCTTAAATACACGAGTCACTGACAATATGGGTTTGAAAGAAACATATAAAGCGAAAGGAACACTAATGTCAGGATGGAGACTGACTACGTTCGTTAATTCAGTCTTGAATTATATCTACACACGGGAGATGCTAGGAAAAGAAACCGCTGTACGCAGATCCGTGCACAACGGGGACGATGTGTTATTAGGTGTGACAAACTTCAAGCTGGTTACTTCTGCTGTTGGACAAGCCCGCAGTCTAGGAATTAGGTTACAAAGATCAAAATGCGCATTTGGAGGCATAGCAGAGTTCTTAAGGGTAGATCACGTGAGAGGTGAGACTGGCCAATACTTAAC